TGTTTTAAGTGCTGGCTTCGTTTCCATCATTGCCCCCATACGATTGAAATGTTCCTGAACAAATATCCAAAAAGATACCATGCCAGTTCCCACAAGATTATTGCCACAACGCCACCAATAATGGCACAGCCAACCAATAGTGCCTTAACATTCAAATCGGGAACCCCTGCCATTATTTCCCTATTCCTTTCTTTTCTTTGATCCAGTCCATTTCTTCCCACTCTTCAGGATCATAACCTTTTCCGTATGGCCTCGGCTCAATAGACAACCTGGCCTCTTTCCCATCTGGTGACACTGCCGCACCTTTAAAATGAATACCGTTGGAAAGACCATTGAAAATAAAAGACCTTCCACAAATCCCACATCTTACCGTAACATCCAACAAAAAATCGGGCACATTGGTTCTTGAATCTACCAACCTGTTTACATTGGCCTCAACGAAAAATTCCCCATCATGGAAACAAGATACACTCATGGCCTATATTCCCAAATTTGAAATCATTTCAATTTCATTGTCAGTTAAATGTCGCATGTTCAACTCAAAAGCAATCCGTTTGGCCTTTTCTTTTCCAAACAAAGCCACAAGTTTTATTTCTAACTCCCTACCTTTTTCGCACAGCATTGTTGTTGTTTTTATTAAATGTTTGCCATACGGCCCTTCACTGGCAACTAAAAGTCGAGCGTCCCAATATTCTGAAAATGCGTCTCTAAATGCACGAAGCAAATCTGATCGTTCATTAGCAACCAAAACTTGTTCCTGTTCAATTCCCATTACCTCAATCTGTTGTTCCAGTTCGGCAATGCGCTTCTTCAGTGCCCGTATCCTGTCGTTGGCACTCTCTGCGCCCATCATGTAGGCAATCGTCAACGTATCGTTTTCAGCCGCTACACCGTAAATTTTTTCACCAATGCTTTTACCCATTTGTCTATCCCTCTCAATCTCATTAAACCTGTTCAACAATTCATACGCCGTTGGGTGGTTCATTGCTTTCCTCTCTTTTCTTCCACTGTCCGCAGATACCATACTCTTTGACCTGTCGCGGATCGGCCCATCTGTGCCAGGTTTTCAACAGGCTATCATACACTCTTTGTCTTCCACTAAGCGTTTGCAATTTCCGCTTGTCCTCAACTTGATCCAGATTCAACGTCGGCTGTAACATCCCATCCACAATGCAGAAAAAATCACTGGCCCCGTCGTAGTGGTCTGTCTCCTGCACATGCTGACAGTTCCAGCACCCATCCTGCTCTCGGTAATCCTTTGGTCGTGCCATCGCTTCCCCCTATTGTGTCGTTGCCGCCCTGCCTATTTACCCGTTTTCGGGTTTCGGCGTGTGTTCCCATCTTTTGGTTTTGATCTGGATTTGCGCTTTTGATTCTGAAGCCAACCCGGAAGGTCGAGCCGGAGCCGTCCCCCCCCCCTGGTACGCGAAAGCCCATTTGACAAGCCCCTGCTTGTCGGTCAAACCCATTTGAAACTCGTACCACCATTTACTGCCAACCCGTTTAGGTGTCGCCGTATGCCGTCCGTCCCTTGTGCGGCAATGACAACCAATGGATGTCGAACGCAAATCTGTTACCCTCGGAGCCATTACGGTTGTCGGTGCTCGATGTCGGTGGTGTTTAATGTGAGTGCCCACGTATCACAGCTTTGCCATATTCGCAATGTTGGAAATCTCACGGTGGACGCAATGTAAGTGTGTTACCCATAAAAAAGCCCCAGTGTCGGTCTGCGCCTATCGCTAAATAAGCCGCCATAACCAAGACACTGGGGCAAAAACAACCCGTATCAAATATACAATCGTCACAATATTATAGCAACCAATTTAGCGATAGGCATTTCTTGTCCACAATTATACCACCACAAAAACGGAAAGTCAAGAGAAATCTATTGAGCCATAGCTGAGCCATAGAATATCATAGATTGAGCCATAGAAAAAGCCCCCCATGACAAGTGGGGGGCTACACAACAGGAGAGAAACAATGTCAGGATAACATTGATTCTGGCATTAAATATACATACGAGAGAGCCAAAGTCAACATAAAAACGCGAACCTGTTAAGATTCGCGTTTACGGCATATAACCTGGCCTCAATTTAATTTCCTATCATACAACCTTGTTGATTTTGCAGTCACAACATGACGAGCCTCCTTTGTTGTTCAGGCGAATCCAGTACCATGAAATTGCTTTCGCGCCTTCGTTCTTGGATTCGCCTGAATGGGTTCGAAATTAGGGTTGAGTTGAGAAATCTTTTTGCGTGTTACAAACACCTTTATCTCTGATGCCCTAATATAAACATACGAGAGAACCAATGTCAAGTCTTTTCAATCTGAACGCGCCCAAGCCATCCACCGAGAAATCCAAAGTCAAGAGTTAAGTTTTCAACGGGTCATTCCATTGGCGGTAGTCTTTGCCTCTTTCTTTGATTAGAACGATTCTGCGCCCATTGGGGACGTAAGAGACATGCACCCACCCATTAGGGGGGTATTCCAAAATAAGTTGGTCAAAGGGCAAATGATCGCGTATATAACGCAAGGTGTCCTCAATGGGTGCGTCGTCTTCTTCGATGTCGGCGGCTTCGGCTTTGGTGTGCTGCGACGTGTTCGATGATCCTGGCACAGCCGCATTGAGGGCAACAGATCGAAAACCCGAATTAACCGTGATCGGGCCTCTTGCTTCTCGCAGGGGATCAAGGATGTTCACCACAAGGGCGCGAAGTTTCTCTTTTTCTTCATCGGAAGGAGTGTTGTCAATGCCCAAGCGTTCTGCTGTCTCTGATCGGGTCAACTCTTTGAGAGAGAAATATTTGCCCAACATTTCCTTTGCCATTAATCCCCCGATGTTTCAAGGTGGTATTTGCCATTGTCCAAAAGCCTTACGAGGCGGTCAAGAAGCACCGTTTGCTTTTCCATTACCTCAGATTGCTTTGTTGTTTGCGCTATAATCATTTTATTTGTTACAGCAACCTCAGACAGAGTTCGGTTTACATCATGGATCGTTGAGGCCATTTGGTGATTATATGAAAATTCACCCATGCCTTTTTCCGGCGTTGATTGCCCTGCTCTTTTTGTTGCCCAATATTCTGTTATCCACAATCTTGCAACGACAACTGCGGAGGCAACGCCGAAAAAAATCACCCCCAAAGCACCGGCCTGAACAAGCACATTAAAAGTCGATTGATCCACTACAAGCTCCCTCCATGCCTTGAGTGCCCATACCGCCGCCCCGACGACATTGGTATATTCTATCATGGCCTATTCTCTCTTTTTCAGCGATTCAGACTTCAAAATATCCAAAAACGTTTTGTCAAACTTTGGCAACGGTTTTGCTATGCTTTGATCCTGTAACTTCGAGTGGGGGATGTGAATAACTTTTCCACCCAAGAAATTTTCATCTGCATCAATGATGTGAACATAAAACGTTGTTTTGACAAGTCCGATTCTTACTATTCGAGCAGCTTCACCATTCAATATAACGTTGTCATCGGGCCGTATTTCCCTGCCTATAAATATCATCAGCCCGGCAACGATGTTGTCAATGACACTTCGAAAGATGAAATAAACAAGCGCAGCACCAATGGCCCACATGCCTGCACCAAGTGCATCTGTGACAACCTGTTGAACCTGTGGCGATACGGGCAATGCATCCATCTACCCCCCTGCTATTTCTTCTTTGGCTTTGTCGTAGGGCTTTCTTCTCTTGCTACGCCTTTGAATTTCTCATAGGTTCGCATTGCACCCAATCCCAACATTCCAAGCAAAAGATTATACACCACCGTTGTGTCAATAGCCGGAAGCAGATATTCAGGAAGCAAAACTTTTTCCACTGAAACACATCCCACAGTAATTACCCAATTCATCCAATGGCGGATCATCACTTCATAAAGCAATCCCAACCCACACACCCACCCGATAAATGGACGCCATCCAGCAACAAACATAGACGAATGTTGCGCTTCTGCCTTGTTGGTTTCCTGAATCCCGGCGTTTATACTGTCAATGGAAGAAAGAATCTTTGTGGTGATCTGTTCTTCAGCTTGTTTTCTGGCATTGACATCTGGAATGAGTTTTGTCAACGGCTCAAGAACTGTGCCCAATATTGGCTTTAACAATGCAGAAAGCATAGCATTATCCTGGCTTTGCCGCTTCAGTGATTTGTTGCTTCAACGAACCAACCTTTTGAGATATATACTTTGACCCACGCGCCACAAACAAACACGTAATGCCTACTCCCTGATCCCACGACAAATCTTGCAACAGATAGACCTTGCCCGAATACATCACCTCAATGGCAGAAAATCCACCATAAGAACACACCACATAAGACACAGCAACAGACAGAGGATATTTCAATCCTTTGTTTGCAAGTAGCGTGTCAAACCATTTCCACGTAAACAGCCCTTCAAGCGCACCTTCAACAATGGCGGCATAGATAAGAGAAAGGGTTGCAACAATAACAAGGCGAGACAGGGCAAGTTCTACGGTCATTTCTGCACCTAATCCATTGGCAGCAGCGAGGCTATCCGGTGTCATTGTATTTGAATCCCCATTGTTTTGAGTTTGCCCACCAGAGTGGTGTCTGAAGATGCCTGAATGACATCACTCATCTTGCTTATCACAAAATCTTGTTGAGCGATCCGTGTTTCCTGTGCCAACAGCTTACGTGTCAATGTTGCAATCACCGAGTCGTCAGGGTTTTGTGACTGTCCAAAGACAATGGTGATGGGCAACAGGCAAGCGACGATAACAGCAACAGCAATCAAAACTTTTCGCATAAATCCTCCCGGTTACGGTGTAGACAATGAATCAACTTTCCCAAGCAAATATTTTGCAATAATTTCAAGAGCTGCAATACGATCATCGCCAGATATTTTTGAACTATCTGCCTGTGTTGGTCGCAACAGAACAGCCACCTTGTAAAAGTCTTCAGCCATTGGGCCTATTCGTTTACGAGATGCGGATTTCACCGCTTGCAAATAATGCTCTTGCACAATTTTACGCTTTAACACTTTAATTGAATCTTTCTGTGCTTTTGTCAAGGCCAGAAACTTTGCATTTGTCGTATCTGCGTGAACACTATCCAGCAAAGCAAGGCTTAACATGGCACTTATCTTAAAATTATATTTTTGCGTAGGCACAATTTTAAACGCCGCAACAATCTGTTCTGCATCAACAGTCTCGAAGTTTTCCTTCTGTGTTTTTGTCGATGAGTTCGCAAAGGCTGTTTCACCCGCAACCATTTCTGAATATGTAGCACCATTGTTTATTCGCAATTGATGCCCATTCAATGTCGTGTCTGCGGCAACCAAACCAATTGACAGGCCTGTACCTACAATAGCAACACGTGAAAATCCAGGATTATCCGAGCCTATGGCAAGATTGCCATTTGCATTTAAAATCGTCAACGCATTGGCACTACCTCCACCAATGTAGCGGAGTATGTTAAAGTTGTTTCCATTGTCCCTCGTCAAATGAAAACCATCAAGTGACGCATCTGCGCCCTTTGCGAGAGATAATATTGACTGTGTTGTTTCCCCATCGGGCACTCTAATAGTAATCGTGGATGAAGCACCTGTTTGTGCAATTACGTCCAAATTTGTTTCTGGATTGCCACCAAGACCCAACTTTACCCCACTCGTCAGCCGCACTTCATTCTGCGTCGGCGCGAGGATGAAATCGCCCGCACCAAACCATGTCGAATCCGCCTTCAGCGTCGTAAACGTGCCCGCCGCCGCAATTGATCCGCCAATCGTAAACGCATCACCAGTGCCACCATTCACGTCAACGGTTGACACTGTTCCCAAGTTTGTCCACGTCCCTGTCACCGTCACAGCATTTGTCAGCGTCCACGCGGCAGGGTGGAATGTCAGCGCGTCACCCGACGCATTGCCGATGGTTGTGCCACCCTGAATGGCGAAATTCCCTGTGACTACCCCATTGCCCGTAACGGTCACTGAGTCAGAGGAAAATGAGTCAACCTGAATGTGCGAGAAGTTTTGCCGATTGCCTGCGGCATCCGTGAAGTTTCCAAGCAAGACAATCGTTGCGCCACTTCGAGATTTAAGCGTATCGACCTCAACACGCCCAATGGCAGAAATCCACGCACCGGCGCGAACAAGCAAAACCCTTTTCGTTTTGCTTCCCTGTGTGAATGATGCCACAACAAGGGTATCTGTTGCTGTGCTGTCGCGTGAGGCAAATGCCGACACAGGCAACAGTGCCATTGTGAGGATAAACCAAATAAACCTTTTCATAAAAACTCCGATCTAAGGAATTGCCTGTAATTCTCGTAACTTCTGTTTCAGGTTTCGTTACGTTTTGCGCCTATTGTGCTTGAAGTTTTTTTAATCCATTTTTTATCGTATTGGATTTGTTTTCTTCATCAAGTGCTCTTTGAACAGCTTGCCCAATTGTTATGGTTCCAAGCACGGCAGTTTTTGGAATTGTGTTTTGAAGATTTTGTAGTTCTCTTGTGAGATTTGCCGCAAACTTTTCAGTAGCCCCAAGACGATGAAAAAACATACCCACAACCCGCGGATTTTCCACTGTTAAAACTGATAACAGCTTCCCTATTCCAGAACCCGCAGCAGCCCCAACAAAAGATGCCGTTGTTCCAAATCCCATAAACTGTGCAAGACCTGCACCGGATAATGCACCAATACCACTACCACCATGCGTGGTAAGTGCGCCGCGAAAACTGCCCTGTGGCACAGATACATTTAATTGAGCACCAGTAAGCTCCGTCAGCAAATTGGAACTTAAATTGTTTTCCTGTGCTATGGTCTTGTTCAAATCAGATTTAATTTCACCGATAGAACGATTTTCTGTTGGAATATTTTTCTTTATGGCTTCACTGATTGCTTTTGATTCAGGTAGATTTGTAATATCTAACCCCTTTTCACGCAAAGATGCCGTTTCAATGATCCTGTCTAATTCTTCTAAAATTGCACGGTTAAATGATGTGCTTTGAGAAATATTCTCTGCCATAGAGTTGCCAATACGAGATAAGGTTTTTGTGCTTATTGGCTGTAATGCCCCTTGTATGCCAATAAAGTCTAAATTCCCTCGTTTTGGTTCCAGTCCGAGAGCCTTTTCTGTTTCTTCCAAAAACCCTTTCATTGTGGCATATTTTTGGGCACGTTCATTATATCCAGATATTTTATTGCCCAACTCATCACGTATTTTTTCACGCATCCCTTGTAATATGCGGTTGACGTTTTCAAAGTTTTTCTTGTCAACACCACGTTCAATCAATCCGTCAAGTTGGCGTATTTTAGCATGGGACGTTTCAATATCTGCTATTGTCCAATCTTTTAAAATTTCTGTGGCCTTTTTTATCATTTCCTGTTTTGTTGGATCATAGGCAATTTCAGATTTGTTTTTATCAAAGAAAATATTTAATTCTCTTGACCCATCATTGCGAACAATAATACGTGGATTTATACCCTCTTTTTTCAAATCTTGGAAAATACTTTTACGAACATCCGAGGGATTAAGGGGGCTGTTCAAATCTTTTAAAGAAAGGTTTGCCGTGTCTTCAACAAATCTTTCTGCCATTATATCTTTACCAAGCGTTACCCCGCGTTCATATTCAAAAGCATATTCAGAAATGGGTTTCTTGCTTTTAATTCCCTTTAAAAACGCTTCTTTTTCCACGCCTCCTAATTGTCCTGCTTCTCTTGCTTTCGCTATGCGTAATCCCCCTAATCCCGTTCTAATACCTGCGCGATATTCTCCCAAGTCTCCAACTTTTTTCAAGACTTTTTGGGCAACATTTGATGATGTTGTTATTGCTATTTGGACAGGATCAATTTTATTCAAAAATTCAGATGCTTTTCCAGCAAGTCCAAGTTTGGCTATCTGTGCTGGCTTTAAAAACGCCGATAGATCAACAGCAACGCCAATGGGGTCTGTTTTTATTGTATTCAATGGATCACGTAAAAGGCGCGTCATTTCATTTGCTACATTTTTAGCAATTTTTGATTCCGGTGTTTCTTCACCTTGAAAAACATCAACAACCCCTTGACCTATTGAACCAATACCCTTAGCTGTCTCAATGGGTGAAAGAAAAGGCATCACAATATTTTGAGCAGTTCTTACTGTGCTTGAAGGAACATTTGATATTGTTTCACCCAAAAAAGGTAAAACATTCGGAAGTGCTTCTCCTGTTTTTTTAACTAATCCTTCAGAAATTCCAGGTATAGAATATGGAGAAAAGAAAGATGCTTTCTCTATCGGTTGAGTATTTACAGGCACACTTTGCTGTGCTCTTTTAAGTTCTTCAGGTGTCAATGTTGTTGATGTTTGCATACTGCTATCTGTCGAAATGGCGCGTTTGAGTTCTTCTTCAGTCAGTGGCATTATAAGCCCCTTCTCCGAAATTCTTTAACCGCTTCTTCATCTCCATTAACAGCACGTTTTTTTATTTCTAAATCAGGGAATTTTATTTTATCGCCATAATTTTCAATAGATTTCATTGATTCAATAAAACTTGGTGGGGATGTTAATGTTTTTATTCCTTCCCTTGCCGCCTTAATTGCATCTTCAGAAAAACCTAACTTCGGGTTCTTTTCAAGGCTATCCAGAAATTCCGTTACCTGTATTTGGGCGCGCTTTCGTTGATCTATGACTAAAGCACGTCCTACTTCTCGCATTTGATTAACTAATTTATCATCCAACACTTTACCCTCTTTTGCTGAATCAAGGGCTGTTTGGACGCGCTCCCATAAACCCTGCGCTGTTTTTTGTAAAGCAACATCACCCTCGCGCACAGTAGCAGGGTCAATCATGCGCTGAAACGTATTAATCAAAGAAATTTCTTTAAGACCTGTATCAATTCGACCTTCATCTCGGCTTGTTTTCCAATCATTATAAGCTGCTTGCATGTTCCCAAAGTTAAAGTCCAATACTTCGCCCTGTTTAACAACGCCAAGAGAACGAACTTCATCATTTATTTTAAAATATTGTGATTGCACATCTGATGGGTCTAATTTTCCAGCACCTTGACGCGCTGCATCTGCAAGACCAGGCTCACCAAGAGAATCATATAAATAAGCTGCTGCTAAATAATTTTTCCCCTTGAAAAGATCGTTTGCTAAATCCAACTTGTTATTTTTTTTGCCATAAAAAACTTCTTCGTATTTTCCCTTGCTATCGCGTTCGACAATTGTGCCGTCAGGAAGGACAACTCTGTCAAAATTTTTGTCGTTAATTATATGCCGTTTTTCTGTTCCATCGGCTTTTATTTCTAAAAGAGTATTTCCTTCTTGGAAAAATTGACTCTTTTCTTTTTTCCCTTGTTTTTCTTTCTGCAATTCAAGTTCTGACAATTCCGCTTGATTTTGAGCATTTCTAAGCTGCAATTCTCTTAAAGGTTCTGCTTCTAATCTTTCGCGCTCTTTCTCTTGCTGTGCCGCCCGTTGTTCACGTCCTTGCTGTTGCCCCTGCAAGAAACCCGATCCTGCCGCCGCAAGGCGCGTATTGCCTGTCAGTGCGCCTGCCGCCAAAGCACCTGCGCTTATCAGTGTGGCAAGCCAATCGACTTTGCCATCTTTGCCCGTTTTCAAGTCTAACCGCTTCGGTGCGGCCTGTTCCTGTGGCAAAAATGGCATCGTGCTTTGCATTGTATCGGGCAATGCCTTTGTCTGCAATGAAGGCAGTTGAACGCCTACTGATGATTGGCGAAATGTCGGCTGAACGCCCATACCACCGGGTTGAACACCCATACCCGGCAATTCGGGCAGTCGTATGTTTCTCAGATCAAGATTTAAGCCTGTTCCCATTGGCATTTTATTAGGCTCCTAATGGTCTGCCTGTTAAGCGCATGACATATTCAAGGTAATCCTGATAATCAACAGCACCATTTCCGTTAAAGTCGAAATCAGCATTGTAATTGGGTTGCCCCTGTTGTGCATTGTATGCCGCCTGAAAACGAGGGAAATCATCCTGTGTCGGCGTATAGGTGCTCTGCGTTTGTTGCACAGGTTGCCCTTGTTGTGTTGGTTGCGTTGGCTGTGATGGTTCCCCCGGTTGCTGTGTTGTCGTAACGGGCTGTTGTGCGGTAGGCGTGGCGGTATTGTTCTTTTTGTATGCTTTGAGATACAGGTCTAATGCTTGTTTCCCCCCTAAAATATTCACCTGATTGGCAAATTCTTTTCCGACATTATCATCAACCCATTTTAAAAATTGTTCTTTGTTGACACCTTCGCTGTTCCAATCACGATTGGTAGTTTCTGATTGGAAATTCTTTAAATCTTCTTCCACAGAAGTGCCAAGCAATTTGTTCAACCCATATCCAATCAAAAATGGTGCGGCAATCGTTGCCCCTGCGCCAATGGCTGTTGCTAAACCACCTCCTGCTGCTGCCCCACCTGCCCCTGCACCTGCGACAGCACCACCACCTGCCGCCGCCACCCCACCTGCCGCCCCTGCGCCTAACGCTGCACCAAGAGCCGTAGAGCCAAGTTGTCCAAGAGCACCAAATCCTGCAAGGATAGCTTGACTTATCGCCGTATCTTTTGCTATGTCTTTGCGCGTCGTCAGTTCTTCATAGTTAAACCCTAACGTTTGAGCATACTCCGATACATGCACTTCCATCTCTTTGTTGAACTTCCGTTTGGCCTCATCATATTGCTGTTGTTGCAACGTCGTCATGTTCGTCGGGTTGCCCTGCTCATCATAGACAATACCCGTTGTGTTGGTCAGGAACTCATTACGTGCCTGTTCGTATGTCTGGTTGAATTGGCGCGTTTGTTCAGAAAGGCGTTTTTCATCTAAGCCCAACTGTGCGGCGATAACGGATGTTTTGCCTTCAGGTTTATACGTGAATGTCAGATTAGAACCAAATGGGTCTGTAACACTCCCCGATAAAACTTCAATGCGCCCCGATCCAACAACTTCAATAAAGTCAGTAAAATTGATAACACCGTTGCTGTCGATGTCCAAGTCTTTGCGATAGTTCGCTTGCCCTTGTTGAGAGTTGAACGCCTTTGAATAGTCATTGATATTCAACGTCATGGGTGGTGCATCAACAAAAAGCTGTGATTCCTTCATAGAGTTTTCAAATCGGCGTTGGGCTTCTTGCACCGTCTGATTGCCCGAAAATGTCCCGGTCAATCCCGATTCCGTTACTTTCTTGTTGAAATCGTTCAAAGCCTTTTGTTCCTGTAATACTTGGCCTTGCAACGTCTGCACAGGTTCATTGTTGGAAATTTTGGCAAATTCCGTCCAATCGGAAAAGTTAATGACACCATCGCTGTTAAAGTCATAACGGGCATTGTAATTGGCTTCTCCCGATTTGGCATTGAAAGACGCTTGAAATGCGCCCGTTTCGTTGCCCATGCGGTCATACGTTCCGGTCAATTCTGCCTCTGTGATGTTTTGCCCAAAGGCTTGCGCCTGTTGCTGTAACGCCAACTGCCCCTTTTGTATTTGTCCCTGAAGATCAAGGGCTTTTTGGGCAACGGTTTTCTGATCTCCCACCTGTCCGGTAAGTTCAGCCTCTTGCAAAGCCAAAGAACGTGCGGCAAGAGTTGCAACACCATTTAAATCACCTGTCAAAGAGGCGCGTTGCACTTCCTGTTGAAACGCCTGATCGGTCTTTGCCAACGTGTCAAGGGTTTCCCCTGTTGTCGGGTTGACAAATTTCCCTGTCAGTTGAGCAACCTGTGCCGCTTCGTTGAGGTTTGCTGCCGACTCCTGAAGGCGCGTTTGAGCACGGGCAATTTCCGCTTGCAAGGTCTCTTGTGAAACGCCTGTCATGGGATCGGTAAACGTCCCCGTTGCATTGCCCTGTGCAACCGCCCGTTCTAATGCCGCATTAAGTTCTGTGACCTGCTGTGACCGCCCCTGCAACGTTGCTTTTCCACCGAGTTCACCTGTCAGTCCTGCTTTTTGCAAGTTCAACTGTTCATTAAATTGGCGCACCTGTTCGGTGGTGTATGCCTGCCCCGTTTGTGGGTCAATGAATTGGCCTGTCTGTGACCCTGCGGCAATCGCCCGTTGCAACGATTCGTTAGCCAATTGGCTCTGTGTCTGTTGCCCCTGCAAGCGCACCTGTTCGCGTTGAACAAAGTCATTGAGTTGTTGGTTGGCCTGATCTACCGACAAAGAGCCACGTTGTATCTCTGTTTGTAAACGTTGTGCTTCTTGGCGCAAGTTAATATCTGCCGACTGTGCCGCCGATGCCAATGTTTGCTGTCCCTGATATTGGCCCGTAACTTGGGATTGTTGCAATGCCAACTGATCCTGATATTGCTTTATCGCTTGAGGTGTATATGTCTGCCCCGTCTGCGGATCAGTATATGTTCCCGTAACACCACTTGAAGCAATGGCACGGTTCAGCGAATCCGTCTGTAATTGGCTCTGCGATGTGGCTCCTGCGATATTGCGGTTTTGTGTCGAAGACAATATGGCATCAAGCGTGCTAATGTTTGCGCGTTGCTCTGTGCCTGCGCGGTTGAGAATATCTTGTTTTGTTGTGGCAAGTGTTGTGGCACGTCCCGTTTCGAGGGTTTCAAGTCGATTTTGTGCTGTGCCGCTTTTTGTTCCCCCAGGGTCAAGGGCGAAGATTCGGGCAAGTTTATTTTGCGATTCATCAAATTGCGCGTTGATGCCCGTTTGCGCCGTCGCAATTTCTTCTTGCGGGTCATATCCCAAATCAAGCGCAAGTTCATTGGCGCGATTTTGCAACGCAGACGATTGAAACTCTTGTGGGTTAAAGGTCTGTGTCGGATTCTGTACGGGTGCTCCTGCCGATCCAAATGTTTCCATCACATCAGGCGTTACACCAATTAGCCCACCACGTTGCTTACGATAACGGGGTGTTGATAATGAAAAATTTGTGTTTTGGGGCATTGTTTTTTCCCAAGTTAAATATCAAAAGATGTGGCATAATAAAGATATGATCCGGGGAATTGCAAAATACGTCCCGTTGAGGCATCGACGGTTAATACTTTTCCTGTAACTTGCGCTCGTTTGTCTATCGTTGGTGTACTTTTCCATCCCCCGGCTGTGTCGGAAAGATACACCGGCCTTTTGACTGTCAATCCGCTTGTGTCCTGGCCTGTCAGCACGCGCATAAAACACGCATTACCCTGCGCTGCACTTGATATGGACGCATCTGCAAAACAGTCTGCATAAAAAGTTGTCGCATTTGTATCTGTAATAATTGCTTTCGATACAGTATAAAACCCCGTTCCACTATCATAACCATCAACAGAAAGTGCATCCCCTGCCGCCAATGCCCCCCCCGAATTGTTATACACTCGGATTCTGCCCACCACATTATCATTAACAATCGGGGCTGTGGAAAACGTTTTTTGCCCTGTAAATGTTTGTACTGTTGCAAGAAGGGCAATATAAGAAGCGTTGACATTGCTTGAGTCAATCAATCCAGAATCATTTAAAAATGTCAGAATATTGTTGAATTGATTGGTTATTGGTTCTGCATCAATATCGTCGCCAGCAACAGGTAGCGACAAAGGTGAAATCGAAGTGACAGAGGCCATTTTAGTTTCCTAAGATTCCAATGGAACAAGATGGTAAGAAACGCCGACAATGCTTGCGCGAGCGTTGCCATACAAACGAGGTTGAATGGTTGTACAGTTGCGATTTATAAATACAGTTTTTATTGATTGCGTACCACCAGGCCATTTAAGACCTGAGTTCCACTTTAACCCTGTATTCCATTTCAAGTTAATTGCAATATCAAGCGTCCCAATAACACTTGTTTCCCTGCCCTGATCAATAATAAATTCATAAGAAATGTTGCGCTGTCCAGCCAATGAACGGTATATCACGTCTGCTTTTACGACTGTTTTTGTAATATTGTTCAACGTCAAATCATTTGGGGCTTGTTTAATTTCCCAATTAATTAATGTGTCATTGTCCATTGTGCCATTATTGCCAGTGAAAACATATCCATCTGTTGTGCCAAACATGTCATATTCTGTGTTGTTTACAATCCACGATGCTGCATAGTTTGGCGCGTCTGCAAGTTCATCAAACCAGGCATCTCCGGTTTCCCAATCATATACAAGAATTTTGTCATGTCCCGAAGTGTTATTTGTCGAAGAAAGCAATGTCCTTACTTGGTGGTCTTTTTGCCGGATATATGACACGGCATATTGTAATCGACTTTTGCTTAACGCATCCCAATCACTTTGCAGATGTGGACGGATAACATTTGTTAGTGATAAATCTGGCCCTACAACATACGCGCCATCGCGTGCGATGACCCATGCAAAATCGGGATGCGAAATGATTGAATGTTTCGCCAACGGTTCAAAGCCACGTTGAACGCCACGTATCAACCCTTCTTTGGCTTGCTGTTCGAGGATAACCATTTCAAGTCTGCCAAAATCTGCATTAATCTGTGCGGGGTACATCCCATCTTGCTTGAAGATCAGCAATATACCGTTAAAATCACACCCCCCAATGATGGGCGCACCGTCATGGTATATTTCATATCTATTGCCTGAAGGCCAATTTGACACATCTACCGTGAAATTCTCACCATCGACATCACACCACCGGGCACGAGTCGTCATCTTCGTGCCGCCCTCTGTGGTATTCAATGCGACAAGCACGTTTTTATGAACAACAAAATCTTCACACTTTGTAAACGGTGTCCCTGTAAAATCTGTGATCTGTGTTGCCGCAACAGTTCCGTCCCACGTTACAGGCACATCTGTGGCATTTGTGGCGATCATCTTGTTTTGCATAAATACGGCGCGATACCTGTTTTCCGCACCAAGCGTTTGTGCCGTTCCTGTCAGGTCTGTGCGCGTTGTTCCGTCATCAGCATAGATTTTCGTTCCCGCCATTTCAACTTGCCGTGTTGCAGCTTTAAAAGGAAATTGAAACAACCCTGTCAACGCTTTTGCAACAGCCGTTTCCGTGATCTGTGCCGTATTGTATTCGGAATAACCACTACGCGTTGTTGCAAGATTGTTTTCTCCAATGTTTATGTTGCTCAACGTAATACAATGTTCGGGGGTCAACCGTTGGTCAGGATATATCAACGAAGACTGCCCACGAATACGATACGTTTGCGGAGATGTAACAAGGTTGGGTTCTATTTGTGGAAGTGGCATATTTTCACACAATCATTCCAAAGTCAACACCAACAATCGGTTGACGACGCGGCAGTCCGTAAACTGCCCTGTTTTGAATGTTTGACATCACCACAACAGCATCAAGGTCAGGATCACCATGACTTAAAAACTCTTGCATCAGCCCACTTTTACCGTCAGGGCCAAAGGCAAGATTTTGAAACCTGTCTGCAACGGTCTGTTTGCCAAAAGACGGAAGAACTTGAACCCCTGCGATATAAGTCAACAGTGAATGATAGTTTTCATCAAAGGCGGGCCAATCGTCATCATTGACAAGTGGGGGAATATCTTCAAGGGCATATACCGTATAGGTTCGTACTGTTGAAGGTATCCAGTTAAATTCAATCCATCGGTATGTCGGGGATGTAACATTTGGGGGAATACGTGCAATGACATTTCCACTGGAATCTTTTACGATGATATTTCCGGTTATTGCATATCCACTGTCTGTTGACTTCACAACACGCCGCACGCCCCCTTGTGAAGGCGAACAGGATGCCGTTGCAGATACCGCCGTTGTGCCATCCAGTGTCAATTTTTCCCTCGTTTCCGTGCCGTTGGAATCAAAGAAAAATAGTGTTACATACCTGTTGCCATCATCTGTTGAAACGGATGATTCAACGGTCAATACCCCCGAACTTGCTGGCTGTTTTTGAACACCATAAGAGCCGATGTTGCAATATTCCGTTGGATCAGAAGATTCCGTTCTACCAGCATATCGTCTGTTGAAATCTTCGGCAGAAATTGCTTTTATTGTTCGGCGATTGGCAGCATCATCAATATTCATAATTGACTTGACACCGTATGGCATCCCGTATTGCGCGGTGCTTACAACGGTTGTTAAAGAAAACTCGCGGTTTCGTTGTAGCTGGTTAGACGCGCCGAGAATACGCCTGTCAGCGTTTTGTATGGCCGATTTTACCATACTTTCCGCTTCGCCACCCGAAGATACTGAGCCGAGATTAAGAAGCTCTGTGATATGCTCTCTAAATGTGCCCATCGGCCACCTTTAATTTTTGCTTGATTTTTTCGCTTTTGTGCTGGCTTCAACTTCGTCCATGAAAAAGTCAAAAGATGCTCGTGCTTGCTCAGTAGCCATTCTGCCTTCTTTGACTTCCATTGCCAACATCTGCATCAATTCATCAAAGCCCTGTGGCCCAACAGCCTGTCCATTGCCATTGTTCGTGTTCAGCGATGCCATACGTTCAAGGACTTTATCAAAGGCCGCTGCCATTGAATTTGTCATTTTTTCCTGTGAATGTGCCGCCTGTTGTTCGGCTGTTTCCATCAACCGAGCACGTCGCTGTGGCCCATCTGTCCATATTGCGCGATGAAGGCGAAATTCCCACATACGGTATTTGGCTGGAACTTTGCCGCCAAACAACCCTGCTTCTTCAGAGGCTTGCTGTGGTGTGAGAATTTTCTTTGCGCGAAAGTCAGCATGGACATACCCACTTGGTATCACCACGCCGTTTAGTGTTTTCGCCGGACGGCCCCAAAATTCCCAAATGATTCCTGTATCTTCGCCGATACCCTTTTTGTTGTACAGAATGTTCCCATCATAGTCGGGGTTTCGGACAAGAGCGTCGGCGACTTCAAGGGGCAAAGATGTAAACGGGCCATCAATCCAGGGATATGCCGGATCGTGCTGTGTATCAGACAGCTTGTCAGATACCGCTTCATATTTGCGATATAGGATCATATTTTTCTGTGTATCGGTCAACGGCAGTTCGGCAAATCCATCATTGCGCGTAGGGTCTTGAAATTTCTCTTTGATAACTTCTTCGTCATATTCCAGTAAAAGAGGCATTACGTTCTCCCGGTTAAGTTATTCTGAATCCTGATTGTATATGATTGTTGCTTCTGCGCCTGTTCCAGCCAGTGTTGCGTAAATATCAGTGTCAAATCGCAAAGGGCCAATATCGCCAGTTCTTTCTGTTGCTTTGGCCGTTGCTCCATCTTTGTGAATTTCAACCATGACCGTTCCAGATGCCCCACCGTCGCGCAATATCAACTCTGAGGCATTTGTCGTCACAGTTAAAATTCCTTGCTTTAAAAAGCCTCCAACGCCTGCGGTGGTGATTATGCCACTTTCGGTAATCTTTTTTGCCGTATAAGGCCCGTTTGGGTTTGCTGTTGCCATATTTTCTCCTTAATCGAAACACTCTGAAAGGCATTTCCATAAATATGATTTCCCCGTTGTCTGCCCATTCCAAAACACATCGTCGCCGCCTTCGTTAATGGCCGAAACAAAAGCATCTGCGGCCTTTTGTTGTGGCCCTGTCAAACCAATATTAGCAGCCAAAAGGTATTTTTCCCACCTTTCCCTTGCACCAATATCTACCGATTTTTTTACCTTTGCCATTAATAACCTCCGACAAGTTCGGCTTTTAAAATGTTTTTCGCCCTTGTTAAAAGTTGGGAAATATACGGCCTTGTTACCTTCAGGTTTTTTGCTATTTCCACCGTTGATATGCCAAGTAGATAATATTGGGAAATGACATATTTTTCTTTGTTTGGCAAAATAGAGATGAAATCCAACAGTTCATCGCCATTTGTATCTTTTTCAGACAACACTGTTTTGTCAGCATCAACAAAACATATTCTTTCACCATTGCGATGATAACGTTTGGCGTTGCGTACTTCATCCCAAAGGGAATATTTCATGCGAGCGCAAACATATTTATCAAAATCCCCACGCGATTCATCGTAAGACAAGATACCCTGCCATAATGCCATTCGTGCCACTTGCAACAAATCGGATAAATCAACATCTTTAGTTTTTCGATACACCTGATATGCCGCAATATTTGCAAGGGCCATTTTTTCAGAAAATGTTTTGGCATTATCCATGTGATATACCACAAACTTTCAGCAATGATTCCATACGCAATTTGTATGTGTGGTTTGATCGTACAAAGATATGCCCCGCTTTGGCAATTTCTTCACGTTCCATAGGGTTTTCAAGCATCCATCGGCATTTATCTATGGCATTTTCAATCCCTTCATATCCCACAAAGTTTTTGCCATTAACAAAGCCCAATTCCTCTAAACCAACGACATCTGTATTTGCAAGCATCGCCGTTCCTGTTGAGGGGATCTCAAACATTCGCATGGCAACATCGTCCAATATGCTTACATGAAAGCCCACACGCCCCATAGCATAACGCGCCGCCATCTGTTCGTGAAAGGTGTTGACAGATAAAAAAGAGTTGGGAAACGCTTTGAAAACTTTGTCCAGGTATTCAACGCGATCATGGGACTTTGGATGCCCGGTAACACCCCTGTTCATATACCCAACAAAGGTTACATCGTATTGTTTTGACAAATCACATTGAGCAAATATAACGTTCAAGTCTGCCTGTGCCGATTCTCTAACGTCTTTATCAGAGCTGCCAAGCTGTCCCTCAAGTCCTTTTTGCAATTCACGCAGTTCTCCGAAATTGGGATGGGCCTTTTGTGAACACGCAAGAGGCAACCAGTAGGCATTTAGCCCTTCTTCACGCAATTTCTCTGCGGCAGGTTTCTGAGCACAAAACACAAAATCAAAATGATTCGCCCATTCTCTGCGAACATCCCCTCCCAAATGGGTATCTATCAACCAACAGGCATTAGGACGGGGCAAATCAATCATTGGCATGGCATCAAGGCCATCATCACAGAAGATAAAAAAATCACACCCATGATCTTCAGGTATCGGCGCACTTCGATGAAACGCCTGAATGTTTATTCCCAATTCTTCCGTAAGAGCATAGCGCATATAAGCATACGTCCCATTGTCTCTAAATCCCGGTGCACTTGCTACTGTTCCTATTTTCATCATCCATCTCCCGGTTTTAAATTTCCAGTGCTTCAGGTTGTCTCTCAAGGGCTTTGAGGCGTGTTGCATACGTGGGGCCATGCATGATTTCAACCTGCTCCCATTCATAACTTCTTGCCGAATAATCTGCCCAAATCTTTACGCCATGTTTTCTGATGATCTCATTATTCGTTTTTTCACTCATCAGCTTTATCCACGCAACGGACAAGTATTTGCTTCCTATTCCATACATCACATCCATGCTTGCACCACCAACATGGTTGACATACGAGTTTTTCGCTACTACAAGATCAAGCCCTGCCAAATGTGCGCGAATACACAAGTCAATATCGTTGCTGTGTGGAATAGAAAGATCGTGACCGCCAAGTGTTTCATATACATCTTTTTTCCACACTGTAATGGGAATGTGGATATTATGAACTTTTACGAAATCGGGGCCGTGTGTCCACTGGTAATGCTGAAACCCATCAGAAGCATTTGACGTGCATCCCGTTACCGCAACCGTTTTGCAAGACAAGGGCACAAGAAGATTGTACCAAAACATCTTGTTTCCCGGCACAAAGCCGATGTCGTCATGGCAAAAGCTGAAATATTCTGTTGTCAAAGTTGGCACAATATTTTTGATGCTCTCTGCGGCTGCAAGGCTTTCACATTCGCAAACTTCAACGCCTGTTTCTTTGGCGATTTGAAAAACTTCAGCCAGGATATGCGGTTCGCATCTGTTTGCAAGAATAATCACTCTGCATTTTGGATCGGCGTATGCCCGCATGGTTCTCAACGCTTGACGCAAAAGATTGGGGCGGTTGTGCGTTGTGAATAAAACCGTCAATCCCTCAGAGATGATTAGCATTTCACATCTCCCGGTTTGATAAAGTCGCCATTGGGCAAATACATATAACTCAACGGCTTTGCCACAATACCAAACGCTATGCTTTTGTCAAAATCTTCAAGTGATTCCACTACCCACCCACATGTTTCAAAAAGATTTTTCGCGCTTGTAGGGGTTAAAGCATGAACATGGGTGCAATCAATTACCATCGTATCTGTTTTGTTGTGATTTGGCATTGTGGCATAAAGAACGCCTCCCGGTTTTAATACTCTACGCCATTCATTCAGCAAAGCTACAGGATCAACAATATGTTCAAAAAGATGGGCGGCAAACAAAAAGTCCAAACTGTGATCGCCAAAGGGAATGTCGGTAGCATCTCCAACAATGTCTGTTTTTGCCCCTTTGAATTTGCGCCCCCCCATGCCTGTTTCCCCTGCTTGCGCCAAGTCAAGGCCAGGAACCCCCTCAATACGCATGTGACCACAACCCAAATTCAATCCCTGCTCGTCTTTGTGCTTTTCCGCATGGCTTTTATACCACAAGTCCTCTCTAAACAATTCCCCTTCACCAAGACGCAATGCCCAATGCTTTGCGCTTAAAGTGTCGTGCCACTTTTCAACGCCATGCTTGCGCACGAGGGCATTGTTCGTTCTTTCCTGATGTAAATGTGAATCCCAATATCCCGGCTTTACACGGTGTCCTGTTTGCTGGCCGATGTGATATAAAAAGCATCGTTTGTCTATGACCAGCTTATATCCTGCGTCGCGTATGCGTATGCTATAATCAAGATCATCCCCACCGGGTAACGATTCATCCAAGCCGCCGATTTTTTTCAAAAGGTCTGTACGCATTGCCACGCAAAAGCCGATAAGCAATGTCGTTTCAGAATTTGTATGCACATCCGTTGCCCACATATTCTGAGCACCCATAACAAAATTCGATATTGGCCCAACGGCTCCAACCTTTTCATACGAAAACCAAGAAGTCAAATCTCTCCAAAATCGCGGCGTTCCCGGCAAAAAAAAGACATCATCATTAAGCAAACAAACATAGGGAGTTTCGCACCGATCAAGAACAAGGTTATGTGCGCCCATCCATCCCAAATTTCCTCCGGCATGGACGATTTCAACCAGATTTTTTGGAAGTTCAGCAAGCATATTTTCAACAGCTTTTTTGCCTCCTTCTGTTCCATCGTTGTTAATAACCCGAATAAGATACGGGTATTCTGTATATGTCAACAAGGATGAAATCGTATAATAAAGCTGTTGTGGATTTTTCCATGTCGGTATCTGTATGGTCAGTTGTGGTTTCATCGCAGTTCCCCCGACAAGATTTTGGCATATATTTCTGGATGGTTTTTGCGCGACTCTTCATATTCCTTTTCGCCATGCCATGCAGGATGATACCGCTTGTGCAATGTTTTCACAGATGTGTCAACATATATCGGAAATCCGTGCTGGTGACATTTGAGGCAGAAATGAACATCTTCGCCCATACCCGTAGAATTAAACCAGGGTTTTGGTATTTCTCTAAAAATGCTCAAATTGAATAAACATACCCCTGTGCCAAAGGCGATAACGCCGCCAACATCTTCATTGGAAATCAACTTGTTTTTGGGATAATCCAAAATATTTGTTGCGTGCCATTTCTCCCCCCCGTTTCGAGGGGATATTTCCCATTTAAATATTACAGGCAAGATGGGTTCTCTTGCCGTAAATGCCAACGCCGCCACAGCAGGTTTTTGGTGTCTCCACAGCCGCAAAAAGGCAGACCACGCAAACAGCATATCGTCATCCCAAAAGAAAATCCAATCGTAACCCCCCTGAAGGGCATTGTCTATGCACCGTTCCCGCGCCTCTCCAACAAGCGACAATCCCGTCTCGTCGGTATATCCGAACTCAAACTGCCCATCATCGGCGGTTATTTCGGCAAGTGTGCCATCGCATTGCATCGTGTCAAGCATGGGCACATCTTTGCGGTCAATTTCATTGTGCTTTGCCCATGCTAACCATTCGGAACGTTCCTGCATTTTTCCGAAATAGTGGCACACTTCCATATACCGTTGATACGTGTTCTTGTCGGGGCCATCGTACCACGGCCAGCCAAGACAAATACGACTCTTTTTCCCATATTCAGTTGTCAAAGATCATTCTCCCGGTTTTGTTTTCACCATTCCCAAATATCGCGCCTTGACGTATTCCCAAACCGTTGTGTGCGTTGCCCTTCCGTAAAGATGCGTTTTATGTATTCCCGGTGTGTCATCATCTTTTACGAAAAACAACTCGCCACACGTTTTTACTGGCCCCGGTGGGCCAAAACATCGCATCAACACCCTACCGTCAAATTCTTCATCCATTGGGCGAATAAACCAGTAAAACGGGCTTTTATATAACCGCTTATACAATGGCTTGATTCGCTCAACTTCTTCCAGTGCCCCTCGCAGTTTAAATCCCCAATCCTGCGCCTCAAAGATTGCCTTATCCCGTTGTTGCTCAAGTTCGGCAATTCTTTTCAGCAATATTTCTTTTTCATCCATATCACTTCTCCCGGTTTTTTTGGTGGTGCGGCAATGACCGGGAAGACATTGCCGACACCACCATATATGGAACGTTCCAATTTTCTACTTTTGTACAGAAACTACATTGCCCGAACAAACCCGTTGGCATAACCTCCGGGGCTGTTTACTGCCGCACCAATGGCTTCCAGCGAAATCACAGGGCCAAAGACATCTTTCAACCCTGTGCTATTCACACCATTTGACCCGGCGGCTGGCCCCATCGCCACACCTGCACCAATCGTCCCAGATGTGCCAGTGGCAAAGATGCGGACAGATGCCAACCCGTAGGCGATATAAATACCAGCTTCCGTGTCGCCAACGCTCGAATTTTTCACCACACCAGCAAATGTCAACGCATTGGCAGCGGCAGGGGCAACGGCATTGTTACCGTTCATACTTGCCGCTGTGGTGGTAAAACATACAGGGAAACCAATGGTCATTGCAGCACCGGAAACGTTTGTGAAGTTGCCATAAACAATTTCGGCGGTAGAACGATTGCTTGTTGCGCTGTGCATGAAAACCTCCTTGACGTTCAACGGTTAAATAAACCGTGCCGTCCACGCATAAGTATTGACAGGTTCAAGAGATGCCTGTAAAACACAGTTGCCCTCATCGGCAGTACCGCTGGCATCTTCGTTTAATGTTTGTTGCACTGGCCCTGCATCATCGACCCCTTGAATGTCAAGAGAGATGAGGTGTCGATCCGGGAGAATATCAAAGGCAGTAGCGGTATTGCTGATCTCTGCCGTGCCCGATATTTTCCATTCGTGACCAGTCATCTGCAAAGAACTGGCTGTAATTGTGAAATCACCAACGGCCATATCGCAACCTCCTTTTCAAATAGGGTATGCGATTAGGTCAACCCGGCGATTTTGATAACTCGCGCACGGTTGACGGTGAACATGTTGCCCATCCAGAAGATTTGCGAAATAAACGTGTCCTGGTTGACAGGTTTTTGCAACCCTTCTTCAGATTCAGAGAAATTGCGATCCGCATGGACAGCAAGGCCCACTTCCGAAAGGTCGAGACCATACATCATCCCACTGTTACATTGCGGGTCCCAAATGACCGGATCACCTTTAAAGGGCGGTGCGGATTTGAGGCCAAAGTCGGGGGTTTCGGTGGGAGAATAACGCTGCGCCGGAACGTGCAAGGCTTCCCACGTTTCATGCACAGATTTGGTTGTACACCACAAAAACCCTGTCGCCATCCCCGGCCCTTCGCCGCCAATTTGCAATGCGCTGTTATAACCCTGCCGCATATACGTCAACAGGTTGACAGCCGCAGAACCCGCCGATGCCGATGGGACAATATTGCGCCATGCGGTATTTGCTACTGGCACACCTGCATAAACGGTTGTGCCAGGCACGGTTTCTGCCATCGCTGGCAATCCCGTAACATCTTTTGACCCGTTGCCTGTGCCATCGCTGAAGATGCCTTCAACGATTTTGTTTTGCACAGACTGCGACGCATCTTTGGTGCGCTGTCCCAACAAGTTAAACAGTTTGGTTTTGTTGCCCTTGTTGATCATCAGCTCGGAACCGAGAATGACAATAGACGCGGCATACTGTTTCCAGTTTAAAAACCAACTTGTCTCGTTGTCCTGTACGGTGACATCAAGAACATCATCACCGGAATAGGATGTTGCCGTTGTGTTTTTGATGTATTGGAAGTTGCCACGCAAACGTTCACCACCATCTAACAAGGTGGTAGCGTCGGCATTTGTCAGCTTGTTCAACAGCCATCTTTTCTGATAAATGGCATCGGCAACAACACCGCCATTGATCATCGTTTCCAATGTCGATGCCAGCACAGATCGTATTTGTCTGGTATCGGTAGTAAATTTTGCCATTGTTTGTCCCTCATTTTTAAGTATATGAGGACATTGTTCAAGAGTAAAACTTCAAAGAATTTATGTGGGAATACGTGTTCCAATACGGTCGAGTTCTTTTTCTGCTCGTCGTATGAAACTCATAATGTCGCCCACTTGTTTGGGGTCTTTGCGGTCATACAGAGGGGCTTGCGAAGAACCCCCCGAAGGTTTTTTGTTTGCCCCATTTAGCCGTTTAGCCTGTTCAGTGCGTTTGCCATTTTGTCCGTTACGCTCGCTTGTTGCAGCGTTACGCCCTTCTTCGATGAACTTTGCTTTGAGTTCGTCGAAGTTTGCCAAAATGAACAAATCCCTGTGGGTCAATGCCCCTTGGTCTTTCAGCCGAGAAAGAACGGGCCGCGCCTTTTCCACATAGTCAGGATTGGGTATAAACTTGCCATCTTTTATCTCTCCAAAGGTGTCGCCAAAATCTTTTAAAGATTTTTCTGTCGCCTCTGAAGTGATACGGGCAATTTCCTTTTCTGATCGTTCTTTCTCTTGATCGTCGCGGGTAACAAGGCCCATCTCTTTTTTCCAAGATGCGCTGAGTTTTTCCCACGTTTCACGCTGATTGGGCGGCAGTTGGGCAAGCATCTGTTGATATTCGCTGCCCCCTTCTTGTTCTTGACCGTTCCCTTGTGCATCTTCCTGAAATGCTTTTACCCATTCTTTTAATTCGCTCAATGTCGCCTGTGTTTCTTCATGCAAACGCCGTGTCTCTTTTGCAGACGCTTCGGCTTTTGATGTGCGCGACTGGAAGGCTTTGAAAGAACGAACACCGTCCTCGCCATATTGATCTTCGATTGCTTTGAGCATTGCGTCATAGCCGATATTTTTCCCTGCCGCATCCTTTTGGTCGGCATTTTTATTTTCTTCGGCATCGCCTTCATTTTCTGCCTGCTCATCGGCAGAAGCGTCCAAAGTGTCCGCACCTTCAGCATCATCTTGATTATCGCCAGATGTGTCTGCTTCCTCAGATGGGTCTTGTGGTGTCCCATCGTCCGTTTCAGTCATCAAGGCGGCAAGATGTGCGCCGATAGGGTCTTGGTCTTTGTTTGGAATATTCATAAAGTTCTCCCGGTAACTAACTTATGTGCCTTAAATGAACCATCTTCGATTTGTCATGTTGGGGCATCACCCGCACTTTTTGCCCGTTGATTTCTTTGAAAAATTTTCTGCTCTCTTTGCGCTTGCGCGATCTTTCGGCGGCACGTTGGATGTCCGAAAGAGTGATGCCCTTTGCCTTTTCCCTGTCAATATGCACAGGGGCATGTTTGTCAAAGTCTCTCGCCCCACCAACCTTGTCACCCGTTTCCTCATATCCCATCGCTTTGAGGATTTGCTTTTTCTCGCGCTTCCCGTTTATGTCCAAGCCAAGTGACGGGTCGTAATAAACCCCCTGCACATCTATGCCTTTTGCCGCTTCAACGGGAAAGAGCTTTTGTGCAAAACCCCCACACTCACAAGGGCGCGGATGTTCCGATATTTCCCAGGCAACAACAGCATCTTGAATTTTTCCGCAATCTTCACATTCATAAGAATAGCGCGGCATCTTTCGCCTCTTTTCCCTAATAGTAGCTGCCGGTCTTTTGCATCTTGTCCATACGGGCAAGCTCACTCACCGCCATTGTCATATCTGATACTTTACCATCACCACTTTCCAGCTTCTTTTTGAGCATGGAAGCAAAAGACTTTTTAACGCCTTTAAATTCAGAAGAAAAACATTGCTCTATTTCCTTTGGCACTTCCAGCCCTTCACCCGATACCTCAAGGGGTTGGGCATCTTCCATCTTTGTTGCGAATTTTGGCATTATATCTACCCTTCCAATCTATTAACTTCGGCCTGATTTCGCGACTCCGTTGTTGGCTGTGAAGCGAACAACTGCGGCACGGCTGGCCCTGGCCCATTACCCATACCCATGCCGCCAGCACCAAACTGTTGCAACATCTCTATCAACTGTTGCTTCTGCGCTGGATCATTAAGTTGCTCTTGAATAGATGCCATAAAATCATCAGGGCCGTTGGGCAGATAACGTGCAATATCTTTCTTGCCAAAAGCCAAAAGCAAGTCCTCTATCACTGCCCCAAAGTTGATGGGAATGTTCATCTGCATGGCAATAGGCAATGTCCCTGCAATCATGTTGTAAAACTTCAGTTCATTATTTTGTTGCACCGCCTCAGAGGTGCGCTTTGGCATGACATCCATCTCAAAGCGATATTCACCCTTTGCCACTTCAGGCGTGACCTTCATAACCTTGTTTGTGCGAGGATCAATAAATTCGGCATTGTCCGGTTGCACCTGTGTTTGTAATTGCCACCACTTACGTGCTGTGTTGACCTGCATACGCCGAAACCGCAGAAACCGCCTGTCTTCGCGTGCCGTGTTGCGTCGCTCGTTTATCGCCGCCTCTGTTGCTGTATCGCTGCTTTTCTGTCTCAGAGGTTCAGGCGTTCCGGCAGATTGGTCAAAAAGCCCCCGAAGGATAGACAACATCTGTGTCTTGTCGTTATTGATCTGCGTGCGGGGCACTTCATACACGACTTTGCCAGCGAACTGCGCCAACCCTTCCACACGTATAAATGTCCCATCTTCGGCATCTGCAATATTTGACACTTTGCCCAAGTCAACTTCGGCATCCACAAGAAAGACGTTCTTATCTTTTCGCATGGTGTATAACATGGAATCCAAAAACTCATTTTGCAGAGTTTGCATGTTATCAGCACCAGCAAGCACCAATGTGGGCTTGTTAATCCACGTCTTGATATTGTCCTGAAATTTGACAATTTCCACAGGGTAGTCATCAAGGGCATCGGTATATTCAGGCTCCCATTCACCATGAAAAAGTAGCTTTTCATGTGTCTCAATGAGAACAACGCGCAAGTTTATCCTTTCCCCATTGTCCACAGGAAAGTCACGCGCCCAAATTTCCCATCCTTCACAAAGGCCAAACTCATCAAATTCCGTTTCAACATTGTTTTGCCGATCTTCATACGACTTTAACTGTTTCCCCGCAACGCCGCAGTTTGGTCTAAGGTCTTCGGTATTGGAAAATGTCTCATCGGCTTGCCAGCGGTAAACAGGTTGTCGTATGCGAAAAGCTATCCATCGGGCATCTTTTTGATCCATCAATGCCGCAGAATCCATCAAAAAATCATCGGGCGGCCAACGGCGGCCAAAGGGCGCACCATACCGCACCATCGCATGGGGTTCTGGTTGTATGTTGTTTTGAAATTCTTCGTGCCGTTGGATATGCGATTTGATGAGGGATTTGATTTCTGTTGGAATTTCAGGAATAGACAAAAGAGATTTGTGGGATGGGATATGTTCACGGTGGTTTTGTTCCCTGCGCACACCTGTGGGAATACCTTCGGCAAGATATAAGTTGTCACCTTCGGGATCGTCAAAGAACAGTTCGGCAACGTCTATCAGTTTCAACGGGCCGTTTTCGTCAATATCAAAAGTCCAACCCAACCGTTTTACCGCATACGGCATCAAGTGGGCATCAAGGGCTATAGCTTCATCTTCACAGATTTGCTCTGTCTCGCCATACCAGTAGTTGACATTCGCCCGACACACAGGCGCACCCTGAACACCTAAAGCATTGCGCGGCTTTACCCTGATGTCTATATCCCCCTCACCCACCATACCGGCAACCGACTGATCCACCCACGAAAACACCAAAGAGGCTTTGACTCTTTCGTCATTATCCGTGTTGCCTATGGTGGATAAGATGCGTTCACGCTCGTTAGCTGGCAGGTTGTTATACATCTTCACAAGACGAACCCCTGCTTCCATATAGGGTTCTACAAACTTCTGTGAAGCTAACAGTTGTCCCATCCAGAACTGGTGACGTTGTTTTTCATCTTTTGGGTATGACGCTGCCATTTAAACCCCTACGTTTTGAGCAAAATCTTCCATACGCACGGCATTACCCGGAACATAGAAAGATTCAATAGGTTTGTTGCGTTTGTGGTTTTCTCTTTGTCGGTCAAAATATTTCATTGTCGGATATGATGCTTCAATGGGTAAAGGTTCATCTTGTTTCTTGGGTTTTCCTGAACCACCCAAAAAATAGATCGTTCCGGTCAAGTGGTGATCTGCGCATCCATCGTCAATATCTTCTCTGTCGCCTTTTTCTGAATACACGGCGTTTTTCATTTCATGTTCCCAATTCTCGCAGTTTGCCAAATAATACAGAGAAGGCTTTTTAATCATTTTGCCTTCTTCATCAAACTGATAGGCAAGGCATTGTTTCAAATAACGCCACCCACGAACACGCGAACCTGGCCCTTTTATACTTGGCCGAAGGCGAAGGTTGCCTTCATTTTGAAATGTCTTTGCAACGGTGCGATTTCGAGCCATAGCATTTTCTGCACTTCTTGTATGCCAAATTGCACTATCTGCAAAGACCACTGAAGGCATACGCCCCCCTGTCCAAACACAATTCATACACAAATCTTTTATTGCCCCTGCGTGAAATCCAGACCATTCGCCAGCCGCATAATAATCTGCAATCAAATATTTATTCTCTTCTGGATCAACGGCCCATAATCCAAATGCCGTAGGTGCTGATTCGCCATAATCCAGATGCCCATATAATTTCCAGTGGGCAGGGACGCGGCCATTTGGGAAAATGGTATATGGATCGTCAATACGGTGAATATCGGGATTGAAAATGGTAAAATATTGCCCGAATAGTGCTGAGAAGTCAGCGTCAATCCACGCTTTTTTAAGTTGCTCATTTCCCTGTGTTGAAAGAGCCAACCACGCCATGTAGTGCGGGTTTGCTTTTTTGAGGTCTATATTTTCTTCACGCAGACAAAGCAAAAACATGCGAACAAGTTCTTGTCCCGATTCTTCATCTTTAAAGATCGTCGGAACCATACTTTGTTTACGGACAACCTCTTTGGGGCCATCAGGCACTTTAAAATGTTTTTTGACTTCACCGATACCGCGCCCACCGGGGTTTCCTGTTACACGAGTGCGTATAGGTATTCCCGGTTTTCCTGCACGCATAGAACCCATGATCTTGAAATAGGGCTTCATGCTTCCCCATTGGGGCAAATCATCAAAGCCAACCCATTGCCACTCAAGACCTACGTATTGGTCTATGTCTGAGTCATGCTCTAAGGGCACAAGCAACAACGAAACGTCATCATAAGGCTTGCGCTTCTCATCATAAAACACCCACTTATGCTCACCTTCAAGAAACTGCGCTTGACCACCTGTGCGATAATTGCCAAACATGCCATACAAAACTTCTTTGCTTCGCTCTATCAGTGTTTCAAATTCACGCACATGCTTACGAAACAAAATACCGTTCCAGGGGCGGCAAGGGCCAGATTCAAGTTTTCCCGTTTTACTAAAATCTTTTGCTGGATGTTCTTGTATGTTGATAGCATAATCTGCCAAAAGAAGTACACTTTTTCCCCCGCCTCGATCTCCCAAATATGCCAGTTCATGCACCACATAGCGCATGTCCAAACCAATACTTTGAAACCCGACATGTGGTTTCCATCCTGCCATGCGTTTGTCCAAAACAAAAAAGCCGATGCGTAACACCTGTAAAGATGTTATACATCGGCTCATTTCCGAGTGCGCCCGAAGCCGGACTATGCGAATGTGCGGCCTAATATGTTGTTTAAATTCAACTTATCTGGTTAAGCAAGGATTCAACACGCCCCAATGTGGACTGTAGCGTGTTCCTTATTTGCTTCAACTGGCCCGCAATTTGGTGTATTTCCAATGGTTTACTATGGGGAATTTCGCCTATATCTTTTGAATTGTCAAGAGTTTTTACACGTTTCTGTCCTTCAACAACCATCTCGCGGGTAGTTTTATGTCGAGGCAAGGTGGGATTCCTTTATACTTTTACCCATTGAAAAGTTTGAAAAACGTTATCTTCGTCCGAAACAATATGAAGATCAATATTTTGTGAAGAAAGAAAAGTCTCAGGGTCAAAAACATAACGTTTATCATTGAAAATCATTGTAGCTTTTCTTCCCTCTCTAAGTGCCATAATAACCATCTCAGAAAAGGCTTTGTCAATTTGCGCCCCACAGGAAGGATAAATAACAATTTCTATTTTCATTTTTGGCTCACTTCTTCAAATTCGGCATCTTCAATGGGCACATCAAGAACAAATCCCGTTTCCTTTAGGGCACGCTTGACTTGGCCGTCAGCATCCATGCGGTATTTTTTGTCCCGTTCTTTCTGCTTTTCTCGCCTGTCTCGCATCACGGCAACATAGTTTTTTACCCACTCGGCCATCACGTTTTCCTATTTCACTTCTGTATCATCCGTTGTATTTTATCTACAATTTCCTTTTTATCGCACGTATCACATTTCATTATGGCTTCAACGGCAATTTCAAGTCTTGTCATCATCACTCTCCCGGTTTAATATTCTCAAAAGACCATTTGTCATCACACTGTCAGATTTAACAATCAATAAATAATCATCTTTGTTTATCTCACAAGCTCCAAAAATCTTAACTTCACAAAGTTCACCTTTTTTCCCATCTTTCGTAGCAACACCTTTGAATTGTTTTTCAGGATGTTCACGGAAAAGGATAAGATTGCCTTTATCATCGCAACAAAGAGCATCTCCTTTTTTAATATCTACGGCAGATGTTTTATTAACACTTATCATCATCATTCTCCCGGTTATTCCTTATTCGGATCAAATTCTTGATTCAGCACTCGCGCATGGTGGTTTGTGGCGTATTTGCGATCTTGGATGCCGGACAACACGTTGACATGTTCGATGATTGCATTAACCGCATAGGCAATACGTCGCAAGTTCTCTGCGTTGGGATCGTCAAGTTCAATGAGAAGTTCAAGGGGCTTTAGCATAGTTCATCCCTTATTCGTCTAAAGAAAAGACGGATAGAAGATATTGGTTGAAAAAGTTTACAGTCTCTATTTTTATTTATATTTCGGCACAAAGGATGTTCATTGCGTGATCCCGTTATTCTCATAAAACATTTATCTTCAGAATCAACATTTTCATCATCTTCAAAAATATATCTACCTGTTTCATTTTCAATGGAGATTGTTTTTTTTACAACTGATGGGTGCTTACACCTACACAGTGCCAATCCTCCCCCCATTCTATGTTTGCACAGATAGCATGAAATCTTGATTTGGTCAACGGGTATCATGGCATCACCATTTGGTTAACAATTTTCTTCTTTACTTTTTCAAACAAACAAACAGCTTTCTTTGCTGGTTTTACATACGAAGGTTTTCCATAAAACGTATGTCCCTCTGCCCAAGACAAGGTTTCCAAAAGAGCTGCGTTCATCGCACACATAGGACAATCTAAATCCATTCTCCCTGTTTGGTTTATGTATCCGCATTCCGTGCATACAAGACTATCGGAATACGGAATTTCAGCTGTTGTATTTTTGTTCATCTATGGCATTTCCTTATACTGACGCTCAAGTCTACTGGCGGTGGCAAGCCCTTCAAGAACCTCAATTTGGGTGTTATGCACAATCGCCTTCACATGAGGATGACAGTTCTTCTCAAGCCAAACCATCAGCGGAATGGCCGCCTGCTTCATTTCGCCAATCTGCTTTTCCGTCAATATCATAGCTTTGCAAAGGCCTCTTTAATTGTTTCATACAAACATTTCCCACAGAAATCAGGATGGTCTGGGTAGAACTCCGACACGGTGACGTTGAGCACCAAAGAACGTGAATCATCTGTCTCTATGACAACCTTCATACCTTTGCCTTCATTTGGGTCTATCACCATGCCTTTGCCTCTGCATTTGACACACTGGCCCTCATATACGGTATCACCATCAACATGGTTGCCTGTGCCGTTACACTTTGGACACGGAAATAAGTGAGGGTATTCTTCGCCGCATCGGTCACAAGTAATTTTGCGTGCCATTTATATTTTCCATTGCAGTGCAACAGCCCCATTGGATTCTTTGGATTCCCCTATCAACGTCCATCCGTCGCGTTTCCATGCCTCACCATAAAGCAATGTGCTTTGTGAAATCTCTTTGGGATAGGGCACACGGCACACGTATTCTTGCATCACTCCATTTGTATGCCCAAAAGTTTCGGTGTCATGGATGCACAAAATACCACCGGGGGCCATAACTTTTTCCAGTTCTTCCATTTCCCTGCGCAATGTCCACCCGTTATGGTCGGTGTCGAGAACGCAAAATTCCACATTTTGCATTTTGGGAATTTCAACATAAGAGATGCCACATATCCATTTCAGATCACCCGAAAGATTCCAGTCTTCTCTAAATTGCCCATCACTGACAACAACAACCGGCTTTCCTGTATCAAGCAAGTTGCGCGTATTGTCTCCCGATCCTGCGCCCAGTTCCAAAATCCATGAAGGGTTATATTTTTCAATCAAAGATTTTACGTTGAGGTATTCATTAAAGTGGCATTTCATTTTCTTCTCCCGGTTTTACTTCTTCGTATTTCCCAAATGGCATCTTCGTTGCAATTTTGTATAAAATCAATAGCCGATTGCACACCAGTAAATAGCCCAAACACATATCCATCCGGTGCTTCAATATGCATCATCGTTCCATAATTTGTAATAACACGCGCCATTACGATTTTGTAACCACAATCAAGCATGATTGGGAATATTGTCATCATCATTCTCCGGTTTTATGCTTTTCCTCGTTGTTGTCGTTATTGATCCAGGGCCAAAAATATAATAACATGCAAAGTCCACAGAAACAGAAGTGTCTTTAACAGTATCTTTAAAAAGGCAAACAGACACAATTTCTCCGTCATTGTGCGATACGCCCCGTTCCCTGTTGGCACATGCGGTACACATTCCGGGAACTATTGCAGACGGCAAACCATCTTTTCCGCATTTCGGGCATAGATAATTATTCATTTGGCGTTTGCTTAGGTGACATTGTTCGCCTTCATAAGAGATAAAGCCATGCATGGATCACACACAAGCATCCTTCCTTCTGCAATCCAGTCGCGCATATCCACATCTTTTGGGCAATCTTCTCTGCGGCGTGACTCGATTATGGAATATTGATTTTGTCGCATTTCTTTTCTGCAAATGAAACAAATTTCATACAAAATTGGAGTCATTGGCATCATTTTTTTGCTTCTTTTCCATTAATAATTCAATCAATTGAGACTTGGCTGGATTTAAAATCTTTTTCTGAAAAAGATTGGAAGAAAAATTTATACTATCATTCCAATTCTTAAAGAATTGATCAACAACCTGTTCAGGTAGCGGATTAGGCTTTGCGCCAACAAGCTGCTTGATCTCTTGCAACTCTTTTTGGATTTGGCGAATTTCGGCAAGCAAGCCATCATTGCTCATGCCGTTATTCCTGTTAAATACTGGATTTTCTGTTTGGGTGACTTGGCTACAAGTCGTTTAACAGCCGCTACTTGGTTTTACTCGCGCATTGGCTGCCCAAACTATTTGGCGACTTCCCATCGGACGCTAATGTATTTTTGCCACCTGGCGAGATTCGAACTCGCGGGGATTGTCGGGCTGTCGCATCTGTCGCAGATTACCGGCAAACCTCTTGCTGCGCCTCATCATTAGACCACTCTGACACAAGTTTAATTAAATATACAATCGGTATTATCAAAAGACAACACTTTTGTGCAAGGTACAAAAATATCGGGTTCGTGCGATCTCCCCCAGAGGACACGAACCCGATAGCTGTACTTGAACTGCACCTGTAAATAATGGAATCTTGATTTGCACTAATCCCTAATTCTTCCGCCCGTCAAATCCCCCAACAGGTTAGTGTTGATTGACGAAAACGGAAATATCTTGTGGTATCAGAACATAGGCCCACCTCCTGTCGTGAGTTCATTAAAGTCAAAGGGAAAATACTCTGCAAAAATGGCAATGTCAACACTGTTTTTCTATGTATTCCAACTTTTCACCAATGGCCTTGTATCTATTCCTTTTTTTCTGTTGTATGCCGATTGCTTATTTACTATATTGAGAGCATGGAATAGGTGATGAAGGAGATAGCATTGGATAACTCAACGGTTAGAGTCTTGCTGTCAGTGTGATTGGTTCGATTCCATATCTGGTTATTTTCCAAGACAGCCACCTATACCGGAAAAATAAAGGAGAGAAACAATGGAAACCGGGAAGTATTTGGTTGTAAAAAGTATTCCAATACAAACAATATCGGGACAAGAGTTTGTGCAAGAATTGGTATCACTTGAAGAAGCCCTTGTTGAACTTGGCGTGACGAAAGAATATTTGGAGAAGATATTTCCAAAATTTGTTTCTAAGCCTGAAGAAAAAGAGGAATTGGATGCCATAATTTTACGACAAACAATGCAAAAATTGGGCATTGTCGAAATATCTTTAATGTCAGACTTGAGAAAGGCTTTTAACAAATACCAAAAAGTAATGGAACATCCCCCCTTTGTGATAACGATGGACGAATGGACATATACCAGTTACGCTCAAATCAGCTTACAAATAGATCATGGCAGCATAAAAGGCCATTTCTTTAATGGTATTCCGGTTGTTCGAGTGCCTTTTCCTTTTCAAAATGAGAAATTTAAGGGCTTTGTGTTATACCCTGAGCCGCAACTGTAACCGAGAGAGAGACAATGGAATGGTGGGTATGGGTAATGATTGCTTTGTGGGTAATTCTTGGAACGGGAATGAATGTTTGGACTTTTAGGAATTTTTTCCAAAATCTTGATATAGTTGTCTGTGATGTTTGTTGTAGCTTTGTTATTAGTTTTTTTTGGCCGTTGACTATTGTGGTTTTCACATTATGCAGAGTAGTTGAAATTTTCTACAATAGTGATTTTGGGAATATGGTGGTTTTCAAGAGAAAAGACAATGCCAACAATTAAAATGTCATATTCCGTGCATGAACCCGATAGAACGCCCCTAAATGTCCCCATTGAATTTAAGGAATGTCCCACCTGTGCAGCAAAGCGGGGATCACCCTATCTTTGCCCGTCTTGCCTGCAAAACAGGAACGCCATCTACCAATTACAAAAACAGGTGTTCGACCTGCAAGAACTAATCAGGAAATTCCAGACCGACCCGTATTGTTGAAAGGTGGTGCAGACATGGCATCTTTTCTTGTCACAGAAAAAAGTATGAGGCCAGCAAGTGATAAACGCCAATGTTTTTACTGTGTTGAGCCGATAGGTGGGAACCACAAAACAGATTGTGTGCTTGTCAGGAAGAAAGTAAAAGTCCGTATGACGGTGGAATATTTTATGGTTGTTCCCGCCTTTTGGAATAAAAAAGATATTGAATTTCATCTCAACGAGAGCAGTTGGTGTGCGAACAATGCTCTTGATGATTTGGAAAAACAGTTTACAAATGAAGATGATGAGTGCATGTGCCACGCGGCTACTTTTAAATATTTGCACAATGATTTAGATTCGTATATTGACGAGATTGGATGTTGAAAGGTGGTGATGTGAAATGGGGGATTTAGGAGATAAATATCCACCAATGAAGTAACGGGGGCCGCATCCGTCAAAACACGCAATAACTCTTGACATTGTTTTCCCACTTTAACTATATTTAAAACGCGAGGGGAACCTAACCACTATTGACAAATCTTCAACGCCCAAGCGTTGACCATAGAGGCAACGGAAGTTTTCCATAATAGGGGAACCTCGCACCGTTGCCTCTTTTTTCTTTTGGAAGGAATATATCATTAAAATATTGATCGGAGAAAGCACAGGTGAAAAAACAGAGGCAAAGATCAAGCCCGTTGGATGGGGAAGAATGTTTGTCTTCAAAACCCCACAGCCATACAATGGGGAATCGTGGGGGTTCGATAATGGAGCGTTCTCGTATTGGCGCAACGGTAGGCAATTCGACGAAGATGGCTACCGAAGACGCCTTGATAAGGCCGAGAAAATTGGCGTTCCTTATATGGCTATTGTTCCCGATATGGTTGCCGGTGGCATTGTTTCTCTTGAGTTTTCAGAACAATGGTTTGAAAAACTCCCAAACACTTGGCCCTGGTATTTGGCCGTTCAGGATGGTATGGAAATATTACATGTTGAGCCGATACTTGGGAAATATTCAGGCATTTTTTTGGGCGGGACATTACGCTTCAAATCAACAGCACTTAAATGGTGTGAAATGGCACACAGAAGGGGCAAGCGTTTCCATTACGGCAGGTGTGGCACACCAAAGAGAGTCGAACACGCTCGTTTTGTTGGCAGCGATAGTTTGGATTCATCCTTTCCACTTTGGACAAAAGAACGAATGAGTTATTTTATAGATTCTGTAGAAAATGGACACCCACAGAAAGATTTGTTTTTTTAATCTTTTTCTTTGAAAGGCATACAATGGGTTATACTGTTGCCATTGTCACAAAAGGAACACAGACTATACAAGCCCACCCCTTGCCGGGGGATCGCTTCTTTGCCCAAACTTGTCCCCACTGTGGTGTAGGCCAGGTTGTTCCATATTTAAACAAAAAATGCGCTTTCTGTGACGCAAAAGTTACTGGCACAAAAACCCTTCCCAAAAAACCCTATTACAAAATGTTTCACTGAAAGAATTACGATGAATAAATACATCCCACCATCCCAGGAACCTGAACACGACCATTCCTATATCCCCGTTCCAAAGTGGCTTGCCAAACGCCCTGACTTTAAACCAGAAGA